GCACCGAAAAAGAAATCCAAGAAAAGCAAAAAATAGGTGAATAAAAATATAAAGTGAATATATAATAGACGATATGGGGTTCTCGAAATACATTAATTTGCCATTGTTTTTGGTGAGTTTAGCATTTGGACTATTTGCTGTTTATATTACAATGCCAGACACGCGTAAAATATATGTTTACCCCACCCCCGAAAATGTAGATATATTACAATACAAAGATCGAACAGACTCTTGTTTTTCATTTCGTCAAACGCTCGTGGAATGTCCCGCGGATGAAAGTAAAATATCTAAAATTCCAGTGCAAGCATAATTCATTTCCACGACTCCGGGCTACGGTGTGAAAAATTTTCAAAATTATATAGTGTATTTATAGTATATAATATTGCCATGAATTTCAAACGATTGTTAAACAGTGAGTTGGGGAAAAACATGATCTCCATACTATTAGGCATAGGTTTAGCCACTTTGTTTCGAAAAGTGTGTAACGACAAAAATTGCATTGTGTTCAATGGTCCTATAATTAGCGAATTTGAGGGAAAAATATATAAACATGGCGAAAAATGTTACAAATATGACATTCACCCCGATAAGTGCGACTCTACAAAAAAGGTCATTGATATCACTCCGCCAGAACAAACGTCTGCGTAAAACTATACAATCTTTAGACATATACTATTGTATAGTTCATGATGGAAAATACAACCCGAATTTCTGATTTACCAGATTCTGCACCAAATTACACGCCGACAATACCGGCTGCCGTCGAAACGAGACAACAAAATTCGGCGGCCATGCCGACAAATTATGTTCCTATAAATGTTCATCCAAATCCATATGGAATATCCACGCAAAACCCGATTCCTCCACCTGGGAACTCCGTTCAGAATCCAGCTGCTTCACAACAGGCTCCTCATTATTTGTCTGAAGAACAAAAACATCAAATACAGGGTATGCAACAACAGCGTCTTCCATCTCGCGATATCCCCCGAGAAACATTGGAATATACACAAGACGAAGAAATTCAGGCGAATTATATACCCAAACGTGCCGTCTCAAAAGATTATGTGCGGGAATATGAAGACATGACGGAACGCAATTTACGAGAATATGAAGGTAAAAAGAAGGCGATGAATTCTGCGAACGAATTTACGGACCGTATGCAAATTCCGGTGCTTATCGCGATTCTGTATCTTATATTTCAACTTCCGATTGTAAACACAATGATTTTCAAAAAGTTCTCTTGGTTGGCGATTTATGATCTCGATGGTAACTTTAATTTTTATGGTTTGTTATTAAAAAGTGCGCTATTTGGCGGAGTGTTTTATGGGTTTCAACGTATAGAAACATTTTTCAGTGACGTTTAAACCATTGAAGAATTAAAATGGGACATTTTAATTCCGCAAGGGTCAGATTCCAGTAACGATTTGAAAGGACGCTCCACATTCCTTGCCGGAGCGTCCCATTTTAAATCTTCGCTGGTATAAACCGCTGAAGATTTGAATCCGCCCCTTGCTTCGCAATGGGGCTAGGATTTATCTCTTTATCGGTCACTGACAACGGCCATTAAACACTTTTTCGAGTTTTACGGATTTCTCGTAAACGTTGTTTCAATGTTTTATTTTTTTTCGTGACAGGTCTCCTTGGTTGAATAAAGTCGAAGAACGACGAACTCTCGTCGACCGGCTCCTTGTCGACATTTTTTTCTTCAGACACGGGTTCGTCGGAATCCGTTTTTCCCTTTTTGTTTGCGCGAAGTTCTCCGGGTGCATATTTTAAAAACCACATTTCGTATTCTTTTCCATGCCCATCTTTCAATTCCCTATATTTTTTTGCCTTTTCAGAACGAATTTCTTCCAACGTGACTTGTTTTCCATAACATTTCAAATGGAATCGTTTTAATAACCCATGTTGCTCCAGTCTATTTTTTTGTTCCACGTCGAATAAAAAACTAGCCATACATAACAATCGGTCACTATTATAATTGTGAAAATTTGCATATAAAAACGCCAAGTAGAAACTGAGTATCGTGTCGATGGTGGCAATATGGACCTCTCTATCATTTGCGTGAATTGTATTATAACTATGACAAGCAATGGGTTTATATATAAATGCCATAGTTTCCGTTCCTACAATAATCTCAACATGTTCCGGGATAATATCATCAATCCCAACATGCTTTACAATTTTTATATTCGAAAACTTATTTCGTTCGAGAGTTTCCTTAATAATAAAGGCGCAATTTTCGGGGTCTTCTGCCAAAACATCAAAGTCGGGTATTTTTCGCACGTTGTGCAGTTGCTTTTTTGTCATATATTTTGAATACATGGATGTTGCGTAACCTCCGAAAAACACCACACCTTGGTCGATGAACGAATCCCGCACTAGAACATAAAGGTCTTCTGACTTTTCCACATTGTCCGCCATTTTTCGTTGAAAGTCAACCTTGTCGCAATTTATACCACTTTTTAAAGGATAGTATTTATTTAATAAAGTGAGTCGTTTCATGACTTTTTCCCATCGAGACACATCTCCCATGGGTCGAGAAAGTTCTAGAAACATGGACATGCGTAAATAATTTGGCGGGCAATAATGAATTCCCGCTATTACTATGGAATCTTTCGAGAGCGATTTAAATATTTGTGGATGTATATGGGTGATATCTGCGATCGGAATAAAATTCACATATACCTTATATGTTCCTTTATGCACACCAGACTTTGCTTCCACGTCTTTATATCCCGCTTTATAATAAATGTCAGCCAACTCTTTTGCGTCACGCAGCGCATTTGCTGAGAAAAAATCATAATCCGGGACCTCTTTGTCACGATTATAAAATTGTGCGAATTTTGGCAATATGTTATTAATGGCTGTCCCACCATAACAAATCAGTTTCTTTTGAATGATAAACTTTTCTACGATTTTCAATATTGCCTGAATTTCATCACTATTCGCAACGCTCATTTCTTTTAAAGTTTCGTTTTCGTCTACCGCTTGGCGCAATATTGCCAATTCACAGTCTTGAAACGTCATTTTATTATCACATAAAGGGTTTCGAAATTTATTCTTAGAAGTTCCGTGTTTCATGGTTGTAATATATAATAGGGTATATATTACGAGCACATTTTATTTATAAGACGATTCTGACCATATTTTTCAAATCTTTCTAAATGACATATTTACATCGCTTTGCGAATATTATGAATTGCCGTAGCCAAGGGGACAAATGCGGAGTTGTTTTCATCAAAAAAACTTTCGTAATCCTTTAATCCAGCATCATTTTGGTAAAAACGATAAGGCACGATCTGACTGCCATAATTCAATATAAATTCGTCTATTTCGGGGTTCTCCGTATTTACATAATTTGCATCTGGTAATACAACGCGCATGGTTTTTACATCTGTACATAAGTCGCAATCGTCCAAAATCATGGGCGGAGAACTGCATTGATTTAAAAGTTCTCCATAATGTTGTAAATAAAGCGTTTCGCCGCCGCTTTCCATATTAATAAATGGTGCCAAATTTATACAATCTTTTTCGGAAGGGTGACATTGAGAACGTGTTTTATAGTCACGATCCAATGTTTTATCGAAGACCACCACGATTTTTCCCATAATATCAGACAATTTTGTTTCTTTGGTAACAGGGTTCGGGTATAATTTCGGACGCAATGCGTAATCTATAGATTTTGCGATCTCTTTATAGATTTCTGGGCGGGTCGATTTTATTCTCAAATGTAAAAATAAAGGGTCGCCTACATTCGGTGTCGGGCTTACAAATGCAGTAGAAACGATCGTGCTAAATACTTCATCTAATAATATGCTATTGTCGGAATCGATGGTTTGATTTGTATCGTCTGTAGAATAAGCAACATGTGCCGAGTCATTGATATAAAAAATTTCGAAATCTAAGAACCGGCATCCGCGGTACAACACATTTTTAATAGCGTCGGTGCTTAGACTATTTCCCGATACTGCGGTGTTATAAGATGATTTAATGACAAACTCGCGCAAAGGTTTATTTGCATATTTTGGAGTTATATTCGAAATGAGAACAGATTGTGTTTGGAATCCTTCTTTACCAAAAAGAGAAAAATGCTCGACCGAGTCATGGACTTCACGTAACAATGCATCTCGTCTCTTTAATAATTTCCAAAGAATATAGACAAATATAATGATTACTATTGCAATGGCTATTTTTTGATAAAATTTCATTTTATTATATCCAGAGAAACAAATATAATGGCATTGTATATATAGTTTACAAATATGGCAGGTGGATTACTAAATATAATTTCTGTTGGTAACAACAACGTGATTTTAACAGGAAATCCAAGCAAAACATTTTTTAAAGTCACGTATTCCAAGTATACAAATTTTGGTCTTCAAAAGTTTCGCATCGACTATGACGGGTTGCGCGAATTACGGTTAACAGAACAATCAGTGTTTTCTTTTAAAATACCACGTTATGCCGAATTACTGATGGATGCCTATGTCGCTGTAACATTGCCTGATATATGGAGCCCGGTGCATAATCCAGTATCTGCATTAAAAGATAGTGTGTATAACACAGACAACAGATGGGCCCCCTATGATTTTCGTTGGATTCAGAATATAGGAGCGCTTATGATTAAAGAGATTACAATTACTTGTGGTTCTCTTCTCATACAGAGATACAGTGGTGAATATATATCAGCAATGGTAGATCGAGATTTTACCAATGAAAAAAAAGAGTTGTTTAATAAAATGACGGGGAATGTGCCGGAATTAAATGATCCAGCAAATGCATTCAACCGCGATAATACTTATCCATCAGTGTTTTATACAGAGAGTTCGAGCGGAGCAGAGCCATCGATACGTGGTCGCCAATTATATATTCCTTTAAATGCATGGTTTATGTTAAATACTGGGTGTGCTATACCATTGATTTGTTTACAATACAATGAACTTGTGATTAATGTTACATTTCGTCCTATACAAGAATTGTTTCAAGTTCGTGATGTGTATGATAATGTATACCAGCGCCCCTATGTTCAACCGGACTTTACGTTACCACAATTTCAAATGTATCGTTTTCTACAAACACCACCAGCTGTGGATATTGCATTATCAAACTACGAAAACAAAACAAATACGTGGAACGCGGATGTTCATCTATTAGCCACCTATTGTTTTTTATCCAAAGAAGAAACACAAACGTTTGCCGCACAAGATCATGTATATTTAGTGAAAGACATCTTTCAGTATAATTTTGAGAATATAACCGGCACAAAACGATTGAAATTGAACTCAAGCGGTATGATTGCGAGTTGGATGTGGTATTTACAAAGGAACGATGTAAATTTAAGAAACGAATGGTCGAATTATACGAATTGGCCCTATGACGGATTACCATCAGCAATGAATATCATCACAAGTCAACCTATTCAAAAACTCGAAAACACTGCGGCACCATCTTCCGCGCTTTATATCTATGACAAAAACTCAGATACTTATTATTCTTTAGCCAATGATCCGAATGATGGACGAACAACGGGCATTGTTACGGTTGGTGACTATGCGGCTCAAAATAAACGTGAAATATTGGAAAATATGGGTATACTTTTAAACGGTGAATACCGAGAAAACATATTAACACGGGGTGTGTATGATTATATTGAAAAATATACCCGCACAAATGGATCGGCACAGGAGGGACTTTATTGCTATAATTTTTGTTTAAATACGAGTCCATTTGAGTATCAACCTTCGGGTGCATTAAATTTAAGTAAATTTAAAAATATAGAGTTGGAA